AAGGGAGTGTCGGCACTCGTGAGAGTGTGTCAATATTGGCCCCACCTGCTACTGCGTTATCAGCGCAGCTGGAGATTTGCCATGGGCTCAGCCACATATGGACCTACGAATACCTCCGGCCCTTACGGTGTAAATTATATTTACATCTCAGGGTCAGCACCGCCTTCTGATTCGTCAGGAGAGTCGGTGTTGGTGTCCTCCGGTAGTTCTTACGTTGGTGCCAGAACTTCTGGTTACTATCGTAAGTTACGATCTGGAGAACTTCTACCCCAGAACCCCTACTACCGCTTCGATTATAGAAAATCGCGCAGTAATGGGAGTTATCGAGGTAGATATTCATCACCTACGAAATCGTACTTGTATACCAATACAGTACCTCGCGGGTGGGTCGATGGCTGTTCCGACCACGTTAACCCTGTCGATATCAATGATACCGACTCTGCAATCGGCCATGTTGGCCGCCTTGCAGCTCAGGTTAACGAGGAGGCTCTTCTCCAAAGGGCATTTGCACAATGTCAACCAGATCTTGATTTGCTTACGACGTTAGTCGAAGCTCACAAGACTATTGACATGTTGCTTCATGCTCGCAAGAGGTTCCTATCGCTTATCTCTGATATGCGAAAGGGCGGTTTTACTTCGGTAAAAGCAGCGGCAAGCAGTTGGCTTGAGTTTAGATACGGTTGGCGTATACTGGGTTATGATATCCAGAACGCTAACGATTTCTATAACACACCCATCAGGGGTAATATCCTGACTGGGCGGGCTGGAGATTCCGTACGCGAACGGACGAATTTCGTCAGTTCGGTTTCTACTAACTACTATGCCAATTATGATTGGTGTAGTCAAGTAGATCGGGACCTCTCTATCCGTGCCAACGCCGCCGTGAAATACGATTTAGAGTCTATTAACGCTCTGACCTCGCCTTTCACGACTGCCTGGGAAACCATTCCTTATTCATTCGTAGCTGACTGGTTTGTTTCAGTCGGTGATGCGATTTCTGCTTGGGACGTCTTACGGCGTTCCATTGAGCATAACGCATCAATTTCCTACAAGATGAATGAGAGTGGGTCCGCCCAAGTGAAAAATGTAACACTTGGTGTCGGTACCTACGCGAATGACCCCTATTGCACCGGGAACGCTTCTCACACCTCGGAGTTTAAATACCGAGAGCCGAGATCGTTCGATGCAGGTTTACCAGAATGGAGGGTGCGTTTAACATCGGGTCGCATATTAGATGCGGCCGCTCTGTTAATAGGCATATCTCCCTAACTGATTACCTAGGAGGTAATTCACATGGCTTCTTTTACTACTGTAATCGAAGAATTCTCTGACGAGAATAACCGTCGGACCTTCGCTATTGACGGTCATACGGTCCAGCAGCCTATGCTTCTAATCCAGAAGCGTAAGGTGCCTTCTACCCTCACCTCGAACGCTGAGTCCGAGTTGATGGTAGTTTACGGTACTGCCGATGCAGCCAGCGAACCGCTGACTTCAAAGGTAGTGATGACTGCAAATGTGCGCTATCCAGCCAACGGTACGGCTGCTGACACCACTGCGGCCCTCGCGATCTTTCGCGATTTCGTCGCAAGTGATGAGTTTACCGCAATGGTAAACACTCAGTCTTATGTTCAGTAAGGTGACTAAAATGTCACCTTTACTGATCACTCCCGGCATCATTGTTGCCCTTTTGGTCGCCATTTATTTTGGCGTTCCAATTTCGAGCATAAAGGATGTCGTAGAGACTGCCACTACCGTTACTGAGGAAATTCACGATGAAGAACTCACCGATACCGATCCTTTACAGGACGGACTTCCTCTGGGAAGTCGCACGGAAGTTTTGCAACCATCCGCACCTCCCTCCCAGGACCCGTAAAAGGGTTCTTGGGTGGGTCCGGAGTCGCGACGTTCGTCGCCTCTCTGGTCTCGTAGACGTCGCAGAGTCGGAATATCTTGACTCGAAGACATCTTTCGACGAACTCTTTGTTCTCCGACAGCTAGGCGCATTATTCAAGAAGAATGATGCTACTACTGTTTCAGATCCTGTTAGCCCTGCGCTCGAAACTTTCGAGCGGGGTGAACGAATCTGTAGGATTACAAACAAGAGGCTTGAATACTATTACTACAACAGGGATCGCCTTGATCCCCAGTTGCTGCAATGGGTTCTCGCCATGCAAGATGATATCTTGCATTTGTTAGGAGACGTCGATTCTGATATTCGTAATGAACTTTTCACGAATATCAGGTTTACGAATGGTGCTACCGAGGACCGTACTCGCGCCCGCTCCCTTCCTTTCCTCAAGATTTCTGGAAAGTTGAGAGCACCGCTCGAGTCCGAACCTTACCTCCGCGCTGCCGCTAAATTTTGCGGTGTGCGGTGGGACCAATTGTGCCATGCTGTTACCCACAGCAACACTGTGGTAACAGTTCCGAAGAACTGGAAGACTCATCGCACGATTGCGAAAGAGCCAACTCACGCACTTCCATTTCAACTTTCGATAGACGCTCTCTTAAAGAAGCGCCTACTTAAGTGGAATATTGATTTGCGTGACCAGTCCCGTAACCAGGAGTTTGCCCGCCGTGGATCTATCGACGGTAGCATTGCTACTATCGACTTATCGATGGCGTCTGATACACTTAGTTTAAATTGTGTATCTTGGCTTCTCCCGGATGGTTGGTTTGCATTATTGCATTCCTTCCGTTCACGGGGTTACAAGGACCCTTCCGGGAAACCGGGTGTGAAACCGTATGCTAAGTTCTCCTCTATGGGGAACGGCTATACTTTCTCACTGGAGTCCTTGATCTTCGGGGCAGCTTGTCGAGCTGTCGGCGCTACGGAATATGCTGTTTATGGCGATGATATCGCTATACCCAGCACCCGTAGCACGGACTTGATCGCCTTGCTGCGCTTCCTCGGCTTTATTCCAAATAGGGATAAAACATTCCTATCCGCAAACTCGCGATTTCGCGAGAGCTGCGGTCATGATTATTTTTCCGGTCGACTTGTAACCCCTTTCTACCTTCGGAGTATTCCGAAGGATCGAAAGGAGCAAGCTACCTGGAGTCATATCATGAATGGACTCGC